TCTCCATCCACACTATCTTCTCTTTGATAATGGCAATGTCTTGTTGCATTTGTGTTACGGAATCTACTTTCTTTTCAACCGCATTAAGTCTTTCAGAAAACATTCCCCAAGACATAGCTATGGTAGCTGCCAGTACTATGTACGGTAATACAGTCTTGAGATCTATTTTCATTTTTAGCTCTTAGGATTATCTGATTTAATGCCTTGTATTCTGGTTTTCCAAGCGTCCATATTATGATAAATTTCATCAAGTTGTTCGCCTATATCACCATACGCAGCTTTACGAGTTGCGTCTACAGTAGCATTTGACTCAGCAGTATTAGCAACAGTTTCATATGTCGCTAACTGGTCATCAGTAGGTTTAGCTACACCAGAGATATTCCACTCTTTAATGTATGCACCTTGACCATCATCCTGTAAAAGAACATCAGCTTGAAAGTCTACAGTATTTACACTGTTAGCTTTTAAATACTCTTTTACTTTTGTACTTAGTTGTGCCATTTGTTTACCCCTTTGGATTATCTGATTTAACTTTTGCTACTGCGTCTTTCCAAGTAGACGTGCTATTAACACTATCCCAGTATTGCATATCTAACTGGTCTTGAATTGACGGATAAGCATCTGCTCTATCTCTTTGATACTTGTTATTGTCATAGGCAGTTTGTAACTCAGCTTTCTTTGCTGATACTTGACTCCATGTAAAATCCTGTGTGTCTTTGTAAATAGCACTGCCATTCTCATCTGCACCAGAGATATATTTTACATTGGCTTCGTACTCAGCTTGATTGCTAGGTTCACCATTGACTACTACTTGAGCATTTGCATCAAGAGCTTTGATTGCACTTATTATATCTGTCATTTATTTTTCCTTTCTTGAATTTTCATTATGCTAATATTTCTTGTAAAAATATATCACTTCTGTTACCTGCTACTTGTGTTGAGAAATGTCCTGAAACACAAGCTATTTGCAATTTTATAGTGCATTGAGAGGTTGTATTTGGACTATCAATATAATCTATCGGTATTATATCAGTTAATGAATCGTGATTACCATCAAAACTATCATATCTAGGTAGTTCAGTAGATGTAAATAAAGTATTATCTGAACTGTCAAAAGTATTTATAACTCTAAATTTTGCAGTTGCGTTTGTAGAAGTACCACCACCATATAACTGAAATGATGCTCTTATCATAATAAGAATTTTACTTGATGTTGCGCTAGGTGTTATTTGTGCAGTTATGTTTGAATCTGCAAATGAACTAGATGTTGTATTAAGAACAGATGATGTACTTGCATGAACTACTTGACCAATCTTACCTGTATCAATACCACTAGGCAAAGCACTAACACTATTTAAAGAAGCGTTGTTAATAGATGTGTTTGGTATTGTTAATCCCGTGATTGAGGGTGCTGTTAATCTTGTGATTGCCATTATGCTAGTACCTCCATTAGTGTCATAGTTGATATGGTTCTATGATTAGCAGCATTATCAATATTTTCACCTTCACTGTTTAATTTAAAAGTTTGACCACTATTTAATGTTATTTGTAATTTGTAAGTTATTTCTGAAGTAGTTGAAGGACTGTCTAAAAATTGAACTGCACTATTAGTAGCTTTTTGGAAAACATTATTAGAAGTAAAAACAGTTCCTCTTGTTCTACTACCAGCAGCATCACCCAATCCAATAGCTGTGGTTCCTCTTAATATTCTTGAAGCACTATATATATTACTTGTGCCACCATAATTAATTGAACAGTTTATAAGAACTTTACTACTTGTTGCTGAAGGTGTAATAGTTGCATTAAAACTAGTAAGGTCAACATATGTACCACTAGATGATGTTATTTGTTTTATGTCTGGTATAACAGTTTGGATTACTTGACCAATCTTACCACCACCAAAACCTGTAGCAGTTCCGTTATTTGTTATAGTAGCACCCGATGGAATTGATATAGTATCACCACTTGCACCAACAGTAATAGTACCAGAACTCTCATTAATAATATTATCACCAGAGGTGTTTTGAATATTGTCTACTTTAATAATTGATGTCATGTTATGCTCCTATTACCCTATATGCTCCGAAATAAGTTCCCTTATCATTACATTCAAATTTTTCTCCACTACCACCATGTGCTTCTACATATCCAAAAATTTCTAGGTAATCAGATGTTCCGTTCATATCAATAGTATTTGAAATACTTGTTGCTCGTTCTAAGGCGGTTGATGTGTTAAAAACACTACCTGTAAACATATATGCAGAACCGTTTTTATAAATATAAAGTCTAACTGAATATAAGTTATAATCACCAGTGCCTAAATTAACATTACTATAAACAAAATACTTACCAGCTACTGTTGGAGTAAATCTATAATTAGTAGAGTTATCGTAGTTAGTATTAGTATCAAATCTTTCTGTATTAAATTGAACTTTTGTTATAGTTGCATGGCTAATACTTTGGTCGGCTGACAAATACGCTTCAAAAGCTGGGGTATTAGATGCAAAACTCTGTGTTAAATTTCCAGAACCATCGCTAGAGATAATGGCGTTGCCCCCTCTATCCTGTATTGTATTAACTTTTAATATGCTCATCTATGCTCCTATTAATTTATATGCCATAAATCTTGTTTCATCTTGACCAGGTTGTATTTGTGAAGTGTCGCTAGTTCCTTTAACATGATATATATACAACTCTATATAATCTGATGAGCCATTCATTTCTATAATACCTGATACAGAAGGTGACATAGTATAGCCAATACCATCAGTTCTATAATCCCATAATTGACCTAAAACTGTACTACCATTCTTTTTAATTCTAGTAATACCTTGATACATATTACTTGGGTTAAGACCATTTATAGTTACTTGACCATAACAAAAATACTTACCAGCTACTTGTGGTGTAAAACGATAATTAGTTGAATTGTCATAATCATTATCTGTATCAAATACTTCAGTATTAATATTTACTTTTACTTCTGTAGAATCACTGATACCTGTTTGAGTAGAACCAAGATGAGCCATAAAAGCAGGAGTATTAGTTCCACCAAATCCACTCTGTGTAGCACCACTCCCTAGTGTTACTGTATCTCCATTACCACCAATCGTAACTGTTGTTCCTGATTGAGGGGCTATTGTATTTACTTCTAATGTACTCATAATTTATTCCTACTATACTATCACAAAAGTACTACCAGATGGAATGGTTAAAGTTCCGCTGACAGTAATTGGTCCTGCGGCTGAAGCGTTCTTGCTTGCACCAATTGTTATGTTGTTAAATGTCTGCGCGTTTTGCGAGATGAATGTGGAGCTCAATGATGCTTGCCCTACGGTTGCATCCGTTGGAGTTCCGATATCAAATACATTTCCTAACAGCACGCCGCTAAACGTATCGGTCGCAAGGGGGGCACTGGTGAATGTAATCGTGTTGCCGCTAACAGTGTACGCCGTATTTGGGTACTGGACAACGCCTGAAATGCTGATGATTAAAGACTGCTCTGTCTCTACAGAAATATTCTGCGAGCCAGACTGTAAAGTGAAACTTGTTAAGGTACCGTTGAATGATCCTGAGATATCATCTATGAGTTGATATGCGCCAGTCTGTGGTACTCTACCTATGTATGCCATTATTTTAATACCTCTGTTGGAAATTCGTATGCTTCTATTTTTTCTACAGTATCTAGTCCTGTTGTAGCATCACGAAGTTGTTGTCTATAAGTTGTCATAGCATCAGACATTGTTAAATCACTACTGCTAGTCCAATCTGTTTTGGCTAATAAATTGTTTCTTTTCTCTCTAAGACTGTTTAATGCTCTATCAAGTTCTGAAGGTATAGCATCTAAATCTTTTTTTCTTTGTGCTATTTCTTCTGATGTCATATCTACCAATACTCCTTTAGGATTCTCTGGCGATACTACAAATTTTTTATTTTCGTTTGTCATTATTTTATCCCATATATTCTAAATTCAGACCTTGAATTAAAATTACCTGAATAGTTTAAAAACCTTATACCAGTCACTGATGTCGCTGAATCAAGAGTTGTACCCATAAAGACAGTATTAAAACCACTAGCATTATCTTGAGCGTGAAATACTGTGTCACATACTGTTTTTTCACTAGCAAATGGATTATAGACAAACATTTTTACACTAGGCTCTGCTACATTTAAAGAGACTTTACCATGATGAATTGATGTTCCACCCCAATTACCAATACTACTTACACCAGAGCCTCCAATTTCCATTCTTCCATTAAGACCTGCATTATAATAATTTGATGTTGTAATTTCATTATTAGAAGAATCTTGAAATCTAAAACTTACAGTACCTGTTGCAGATAAATTATAACTAGCTAATACTAAATAAAATTTATAAGTGCTTGTAAAACACCCATTAAATACTTGTGTTGCTGTACCACCGCCTGTAGCACTAGCAACTTGAACCATATCGTTTGGTGTTCCAGTAACAGTACCTGTAAAGTCATAAGTATCTGCAAGATTCATACTCTCTGCTTGTATTTTAGATATAGCCATTATTCGATCTCCTTTGGAAACTCACCAAGTGGTCTAGTAAAAGTTTCATCTTCTTGTTCTGTGTATTCGTATAAAGTTTTCAGTGCATCTACATCTGCTACCGCATTGATCTTTGTTTCCATATCATTAGATGCTGTACGAACTGCAGCTCTGTATGTAGAGATATCTGTAGGTACAGAATACTCTGCAACTTCTGCTGCTTTAACTACATGCCAATCTGTTGGCGCTAATAAGCCTGCAGCTTGTTGTTTAATAATAGAAATCTTTTGTTCTTTTAATCCATACTGTTTGATATCACCCACGACTCTATCAGAAGGAATCTCATCTTCTTCAGTAAATAAAATATTAGTTAAAGGTTTAGCGGTAGAAGTACCGTAAGAACCAGTAACAGTCCCACCGTTAAAAGCGTATGTGATGTTCGTATTAATGTAATACGCTTCATCCTTTTTGTTTTCCGAATTAACATTGATCTCATAAAGTCCTATCGCATTCCTTTCTGCTTCAGTCCATAATGTGAAAATTGTTTTAGGATATTGTACACCGTTAAGTTCAATCCCTTTGCTAGAAGATACTGTCTTAACGAATTGATTATTTTCTACTAGAGCAAACATTAGCTTACGTTGACGCTCCTTCCTACTTCATATAAATTTGTACCATCGCTTCTAAATACTAGAATATCTTTTGCGGCAGCTGCCGTACTTAATGTAGGAGCTATCCCGTTAGTAAACTTGTATACAGTATTGAAGCTAAGAGTTCTAGATCCTGTACCATCTTGAATAATCATTAGACCATAAAAGCCTCCAGCATTTTGATTGGTTGGAGCCGCTAGTGTTCTGTTACCACCTAGAGTTACTTTAGCTACTTGTTGTGTTTCTAAGTTCCAACTGATCGTTGCTCCATCAGTTAATGTTGCTTCAGCTACATATAGTTGTGTTGGAAATTCAAATGATGTGTTACTGTTAAACATGTTAGCAGTAATACTGTTAGCACCTGGTGTAATTGTTTGCACTGCTTTACCAATAAATACGCAATACATTGTATCAGTTCCAGCAGTTGCTGCTGATAACACTAGGTTAGTTCCGTCTGCTGTATAAGCATAAGATGACCCAGGTTCTTGGCGCACGTTATTGATGAAAAGAGCAATCTCGTTTTCATTTGCTACAGGGTGATCAAGCGTATATGTAGTTGTAGCACTAGTTGTAAAGTGCTGAACAGAGAAGGTTGTATACTTCTCGGCTGGTTGATTCCCTATATAACTCAATTCTTACTCCTTATGTTGATATATCATCTACTGCTGAAACCCATACGTCAGCTGAAGATGCTGTATCAGAAATTACTTTTAATGCATCGCCCGATTGGACTACGAATTTCGCGCCACCGTCTAATACCTGCAAAGATGAACCTGCAGGAATCGGCGCATCTTTGACCAAGTAAATATCATTACTTGCATCATTAATATATACATCTACGTTAATAGCGCTAGATGTAATATTTGCGACTGAGATTCCAACTACAGTATCATATGAGTTTGCAGTAAAGAGGGTAGCTGCGGAAGTTCCTACCGCGTTAGAAGTATATCTTCTAAAATTTTGTGCCATTCCTTACTCCTTTATAATGCAATCGCCATTGCGATTACGAATCCACTTGATGGAACAGTTGTTAAATCTGTACCATTTACTGTTGTAACTTGGAGGTCAGCTAATGCATTAGCTACATTAGTACCATCCGAATAAACAAACGCGTCACGCCCAGCAGGTACAGTAAATGTTGTACCACTACCAGTTGTTAGGATTATGTCATTACTATCTGCTGTATTGTTCAGCACCATGTACACTGTTTCTAGTGCAGGTATGGTAACCGTACAAGTGCCCCCTGGTGAACCTCCGAAGTTAAGGACAAAGTTTCTTCCATCTTCGTCAGTGTAAGAAGTGGGGTCAGTAGTAAATGTTAATGTGTGTGTTGTACCTGATAATGAAACAGAAGCATAACCTGTAATCTTGTTCTCAAGACGTTTTAAGTTATCATTCGTTTGATCTCCCCAGGTGTTATCGTTCTCACCTGTGGTCATTAAACGTAAGTTTAAACCACCGTTACTCCAGGTAGATGCCATTAACTAATCCTTATAATTGCGTTACTTGCGTCTGCTGTTGGAAACTCAATGGTAAATGTACCATTAGAAACCGAATAATCTGCTCCGAAATCTAACACCATTAAGGCTGAGTTAGAATCGTCTGTGTTATAAATTATACAACCTCTTGTAGTAAATGTAGCACTTGACCATGATGTATTAGCAAAATCACAAACTGCTGTTGATCCATCTAATGTAGGAGTTACACTTACTAAAGTGTTACCACCTGTAGTATATCCACTACCATTAGCTAGCTCATCACTGTTTCCAGTTACGTCTGTGTAATTTGTGGTCGAGGCGCCATAAGTACCGCTTTGGGCTGATTCAGCTTTAATCAGAGCAATCTTAAAAGTATTACCTGAACCATTAGTTAGGTCGTGTTTACTTTGTAAAATCTCTTGTTTAAAGCTATTACATATTGCTGATGTAATTGCCATGCTTTATTGTCCTCTCTGCATTGTTCTTAGTTCACCATTACGAAACTCATCATTTCGCATTCTTACTTGTTCCTCATTCGCCAATGTTTGGATTGCTCGATTGTAATAACCTTGCCATAGTTCTATTACTTGAGGTGTCTCTTTCATATATCCTATAGCTTCAATCAGTGTACCGTATAGTATGGCGTCTGGGGCATTATCACCTAGATAAGTGTTTTGATTGCTTGGTGATAACCCTGGAACTCTAATAGTATACCCTATTTCTACTGTTGTTGCAAGGGCTGGAGTTGGTCCAAACAAGAAATTAGTTTGTCGATTTCCACTTGTATATGTTGTTCCAGTTTGATTTAAGGCATAGTATTTAACTGTGCCCGTACTCGACGGATTCTTATTGTACTCTTTGATAAATGATTCATCTTTATCTAATAAGAAATCTCCATTCAGAATCCTTAAGTATCTTGGTATAACCATGTCAGAAGGTACTGCTACTGTTGCCGTGCCCCCTGTCAAGGATAGTGTTGAAATTTTTCTGAAGGCAGTAAGGTCTGTCTCTTTTGCTATACGTAATTCAGCTAATTCAATACACAAATCAATAGGAGCTTTACCGCTACCTGTTGCTGTTGTAAAAGATACGGCTGAATTTTCTAGCCAATCTTGCACGTTTTGTTTAAGTTGATTATATGTTAATCCCATTATGTACCCCAAGCATTAGCACCCCAGGAATCTGCACCCCATCCTGTGTTGTCTATTGCAATTGATATTGTACCAAATCCTGTTGAAAGTTGCAACCCGTTCACGTCTTCTCCTGTATTAATTGTTGGAGTACCGATGCCAGTTGCAGCTGATTGATTTGGTGATGTTATTGTAGAACTGGATTGGAATGTTAAAGAACCTATACCAGATGTTAATTCTTGACCAGCAGGTACTTCAGTACCACTAAAATTTAATCCTGCAGCTCCGTGCTCTGAAGCTAAAGATTGCCCTGTTGGATCAGCGGTTGAGCTAGCACTAAATGTTGGACTA